GAGTCACGTATCGCCCACCATTTAAAACACATTCGAACACATCGAATGTGTTTTTTATTGCAATTTCTCGTGTGCCATTCGCTGCATCAGAATAACGATATTGAATAATCATTTGTTCTTCATCTAGAATAATTGTTTCTATGAAAGAATTGATTATTTGTCGTTGATGATCAAGGTCTTTTATATCCCCATTTTTAAATTGGTTTAAATAAAAAATAATACTGTCTTTTGTTTCCATTGGTGCATCATTTTTGAATCGTTCAACGTCAATGTTATATTCAAGATTGCGTTTGGACTCTTCCAATGCCTCAAGCCTGTCTTTTGTAGTAGGTGTAAATATACCATTTTCTATTGCAAGCATTATATTTTGTATTTTGCTTTCAACTTCTTTTTTTTGTTGAATCAAAGTCCTAATTTGCAAATCATCCTTTTGTTCTCCCTGAAGAGAAACTATCTGTTCAGCTAACCAATTTATAACTTCAGTTGATAAAATATCATCCCTGGTATATTGTGCAACAAATTCTTCTAATTTATCTTTAGGAAAAGATTTGGAGCGACAGGCTTCTTTTCCACGTTTACTTTTTTTATTTGCGCAAGTGTAGTAATAGTATGAATTACCATTCTTGCTTGTGCCACTATCACCTGTATAAGGTGCATGACATTTTGAGCAGAAAAGTTTGCCTGTTAATAAAAATTCAACTTGTGGTTTATTTTTGTTGCGTTTTGAAGTTCGTTTATTTAGTTCCATTCTTTGACCTGCCTTTATGAATAATTCTTCAGAAATAATTGGTTCAATAACATTTTTAAATTCAATAAGTTCTGTTTTTTTCTCTTGGGTTATCTCGTCAATGTAGGCTCGTTTATAAGTGTATGTTCCTATATATTTGGGGTTTGATAAAATACGATTAAGAGAACTCTTATTGAATTTTTTATCGAGTGATGTTGCAATTCCTCGATTATTAAGACTTTTGCAAATTTCAACTGCTGGTTCACCTTTTACATATCGTTCATAAATTTCTCTTACAATTGGTGCTTTTACCGGATCGGCTTTATATTTTTTATTCTTATTTAATACAAAACCAAAAGGTACAACCCCACCAATATGTCTGTGCTTTAATGCTGATTCATACATTCCACGGCTAACTTTGCGACTTAATTCTTTGCTATAATACTCAGCCATACCCTCAAGAACACTTTCTAAAATTATCCCTTCAGGACCTGCTGGAACATACTCTTTTGCAGAAATTAAACGACAACCAGCTTTGCGCATTTCATTTTTATATTTTGCAATATCGTATTTATTACGACTAAACCTATCAATTGTATAAACATACACAACATTATACAGACCTTTTTTGACATCTTTCATTAATTGTTGAAATTGAGGGCGCTGATCTGTTTGCCCAGAGATATGGCGGTCAATATAATCTTTACGAATAACAGCATTTTGAGATTTTGCACGTGCGTAACATTCTCTGCGCTGACCTTCAATACTTGATTCGGTTTGATTTGGTCCAGCAGAGTATCGACCATAAAATGCAGCATTTAATTTAGGAGTATCAGCCATTGGTACTCCTATTTTTTTTGCTTATCAAATAATACAAACCAAGTGGCCATAAAATGATTAAAAGAACAACTTTCCAGAGTGGAAGCTGGCATGATGAAGTGTTAACTTTTATAGCCGAAGAAAATAATAATTCTGGTTTATCAACTTCAAATTTTATATTGTGCTGGCGCAATATATCGGTTATCTCATCATCTTTTAATTCATATTGCCCAGAGCGAGAATTAAACTTATAATTTGCTCTTGGATCCAATTTTCTATTTAAATACAATAATGCAGCACGACCATTAACTTTGTATGCTTCAGAAAAAGAATATACCTTGATGTCTTTTAGCACTTCAGAGAACAAATCAGAATATTTTTTTTCAATAAAATCAACAAGATCATCATAACTTGCAGACTTTCCTCGTTTTAGACCTTCTACATTCGGAATAATTGAAAATATAAAATTTTTACGTTCAGAGATTTTTTGTATATTTTTTTCATCAAAATATTTACCTATACGATATGATATGTAAGGAGTTTTTGATACACATATAACTTGTTTTTCTAGTAAATCATTTAGTAGTTGTGATGGCTGAATTGTATGTTCTAACCTAAATAAAATTTTTACAATTTCTTTTTGTTTTTCAATGCTGTAATTAGTCTCAAAAAAGGATATGATTTCATTGGTAGTTAAAATTTTCAAGTTTTCAGGCATGGTTCATCCTCCTGGTTTTCAACTTTGCGTGGACTAGCTTTGAAAGCTTTTAATACAGTTTTAGCTGCAACACGACCTTCCTTTCGTGCAGATCGCCAAAGCTGAATGAGTTCAAATTCTGATTTTGTTAAATATTCGCTACATTTAAAATTACGACTTAAAAATTCATTACTGAAAATTTCGTTAATATCTTCTATGCCATAGATACGACATAATTCATAAAGAATAGAAGCAGATGGTATGCTAACTCCGTTTTCATAATTTGAAACCATAGCAGGAGTTTTTTTTATTTTTTTGCTTACTTCATCAATGCCAAATCCAGCACGTTGTCTAAATTCTTTCAATTTTTTAGGCATCACATCAGAGATAACGTCGTTAATATAATTGTTGTTTTGCATTTGGCACCTCATATTTCCTACCAACAGAATATAAGAATTTTAGAAAAAAAACAAGTATTTTTTAAATTTAATTAAAAAAAATTAAATTTACCCCTTGACAAATGATTAAAATTTTAGTAATGTTCTATTTGTGAATTTTAATTTAATTAAAATAATTTTAATTTAATTAAAATACAAACAAGATTTATACAGAGGAAAGTATGAGTTATTTAATTGAACAAAAAGTAAGAAAGATGCTTGAAGAAAGAGGAATACAGCAAAAGTTTATCTGCGAAAAAGTAGGAATATCTACTGCGCTTTTTAATCTCAGCATGAATTGCAAAAGAAAATTAAAAGCAACTGAACTTATAAGTATCTGCTTTGTTCTAGGTATTGATTTAAATGAATTTAAAAATTTAGAAGATGGAGGGAATGATGGTCAAAATTAATTGTGCAGCTATTCCCCAAACAGAAGCAAGATTATTAGCAATGACTTTTTTGGATGGAGTAAGAAAATTTTATTCAGATCCAAAAAATGTTGAAAAATTCCAAGAATGGCAAAAGCGCAAACAAGCAGAATCGCTCGTGAGTGCTTAAACAAAATTTCTGAACATTGAAAACTGAATATCGTAAGACGACTGATGCGGAGTAGAGGACATGAGTAATCTGACAATTGAAAGTGTTGATGGGAGGTTCCCGCTCGAAAGCTGTAAACAGCGCAGAAAAACAATGTAAAAATTTGTGTTTTTATATTTGCCGGAGAATGGAAAATCATTCCTCCGGCATCCATAAGGGCATAATTCCATTATGTATGAAAAAGAAAATGGAAGTACGAAAAGAGGGACCATTGCGTTACTTGTTTCACAGAGCAGACCTTTTAGGCATGGGGAAACGGCGCTTAACCTTTTGTGCGAAAACAAAGAAGGATTGAGGAAACCAACGGCAAACCTGAGAAATAATGCGAAACACTACTCATAAAAAGTGTTAGGTGGAGTCGCCACGGAGAAGATCACTTCTCCGTGTGGCTGGACCACATAAAAAAGAATTGTTTTGTTGATTGTCACAAAATCAACGGCAGGGTTGGGGTAAGCGTTATGACTGCCAGAACAAATACTAACGCAAGTCTGGAAAAACGCCAGCTACACGGACTAACCACATAAAAAAATGGGGATGTGTAGCATTTATAATGAAACCCAGTAAATGGAGATCGTTCAAGAGATGAGGTGTTGGCAACCAAGCCGTAAAAAATGGTGGCTCCGAAGAGAGGTTCGGTCTCTGATCTCCGATGTAATGATAAAAGCAGATGAATGATTGTGGATGATTCCACTGGCATAATACCGGTTCAATTCCGGCATCTGCTTTTTAAAAAAGAATGTCTTAATAATCCACCGACATAGGGCTCTGGATACAGTAAGTAAAAGCACCGCCAAAATGCCAAATACTGAAAAGTAAACAACCTCAAAAAATTTGGATTTGACAGCCGGGAAAGACCGGCTTTTATAAAGGAGAGAATATGCCAAATTGGTTAATAGATTTAATTATTTTAAGTCCAAGAATCGCACTTACAATCTTACTATTATCACTAAGTTATGTATTAGTGAAAAATAGAAAATAAAGTTGCACGGCAGACCTTGAACCCACAGGAAGCCGAAATTGCAAGAGGTGGGGGAGGTTTATTGGAAACCAGTCCTTATTTAGACAAACCAATATGCCAATGCGAGCAGAGAGCATTTGATGGATGAAAAAACATCGGTTTTTGGTTATTCGGAGCTTAAAAAATAACCACCTGTGGTGCGTTAAGGTTACAAATGGCAGGTATAGAGATCGCTTGTAACAGGCCTTTGATTTTATAGGTCTAAAGAAAAAATAAATCTGACAGCCTGGAAAGACAGGCTTTTATAGTATTTAATTGGAGGCAAAGACTATGACAAATGTAATCGCTATGAGAACTTCTATGCCTATGCACAGAAGAACTAATTTGAGAATTGTAAAATCTCAAAAAGCAAAAATTGATTTTTATTTATTGAATTGGTTTAAAAAAATCTATCAAAATTATTGCAGATTAGTAAATGATATTAAATTAAGAAAAATTAAAGCATTGAAAAATGCTGCATATAAGTATTATTTAGATTTTTATTTAACACATACAAAAGGCACTGTCGATATTCATGAGGCCCTTTACAGAGAGGGTATTGCAGTCTGCCAATTCGCAGAAGATATGGCAGAAATGATTGTGATGCAGAGAGTAAAAGAAGGAAAACTAGACGATTGTTACAATGCCTTGAAAAAGATGGAAAGAGATAGAGCTACCAGCAAATAAGGAGTTAATATGAGCAAAGATATGAAACCAGCATTTTATGCAATCATACCGGCTGATGTTCGTTATGATAAGAGTTTAAAACCGAATGCAAAGTTGCTATATGGCGAAATTACTGCACTTTGTAACGAAAGAGGTTATTGCTGGGCTGGAAATGAATACTTTGCAAGATTATATAGTGTAAGCATTAAAACAATATCGGCTTGGATCTCCCAATTGGTTGAAAGTAAATATCTTCATAGAGAAATAGTCTATAAGCCAAATTCGAAAGAAATTGATTCAAGAATTTTAAGGCTTCCTACTCCTTATCCCCTATCCTCAAAAAATAGGACACCCTATCCCTCAAAAAATGGAGAGGGGGATAGCAACCAAAAAGAAGATGAGGCAAAGGATAACACGGAAAACGACCTATCCACAAAAAAAAGGATACCCCACCCTAAAAAAACGGAAGTAAATATTACATCTGAATATTTACATGAAGTTTTTAATAAAACGGAGTTTTTAAAAAAATATGAATCTTATATTCCTATCGTTTTAGAGTGGTTGATTTATAAAAAAGAAGAGAAAAAACAACAATATAATACAGAGAAATCGTTAATTACCTGGATAAAAAAATTAATAAAATTTTCAGATGGAAAAACCGAAAATGCTGTTGAAATTGTTGAATCTTCGATTGCTAATTTATGGGAAGGCATATTCCCACTAGACGATAAAAAACAAAAAAATAAAAAACCTGTGACTGTAGATTTTAGTCAACAGAATACAGGGAAAAAATACGGAGGCTTCTGATGGTACAAAAGAAAGTCGATGAACTAACAAAAATGGGAATGGGAATAATTGGCCCAAGGATAAAAGATAGTTGTTGCGTTTTTTGTGGCGCAGATTTGTCAATAACAAAATATTGCGATTGCAAAAAATCAATGAGGGTAAATCAACAAGTAAAAAAATTGAGAAGATTGATAGACAAATATAGCTATGTAACTGATTTAAAAGAATACACTCGATTGCAATTATCTGAGGCGAATTTCCCTAAAAAATTTGCTGGCATGGACTTTTCTGATTATGTAACAGAAACCAATGAGCAAAAAAACAACCTTCTTATAATGAAAAATTATGTTGATAAAGCATTGGAACATTATTTAAAGGCAACAAATTTAATATTTGTAGGGAATTTTGGTAATGGAAAAACAATGTTAATGAGTATTGGAGGAGATGAAATAATCCGAAAATACGGAATACAGGTTAAATATGTTAATATCTTTGACTTTGCTGAATCAATAAAAAAATCGTTTGAAAGTAAAGAATTATCAACTTCAAAGATAATAGAAGGTTATAAAAAAGCACCAATATTAATTCTTGATGATATTGATAAAATAAACCCTTCCCCCTTTATAATCGACCTCATGTATGGAATTGCAAATTATCGTGGAGAAAATAAACTTCCGACTTGGATAAATGCAAATCATTCACTAGAGGACCTATCTAATAATTTTTATGGAGAAGGTACGATATCAAGATTTTATGATTCAAGCATAAAAGCTAAATTCACTGGTGAAAATTGGAGATTACGAACATAAGAGGATAATTATGACTTATAAAACAAAAGCTGAACCAAAAACAACTGCTGATAATATTCCTGTATTCTGCGCTTATGACAAAATTGTGAATATAGAAAAAATAAAACCTAATCCAGCAAACCCAAATAAGCATCCAGAAGAACAAATTGAGGCATTAGCTCAAAATATAAAAACAATAGGTTGGAGATATCCGATAACAGTTTCTAATCAATCCGGCATGATAGTCAAAGGACATGGGCGATTAATGGCGGCTAAATTTCTTGGGGTAAAAGAGATTCCTGTAGATTATCAGAATTATTCAAGCGATGAAGAAGAGATGGCAGATCTTCTCTTTGATAACAAAATTCAAGAATTATCAGAAACGGATAGAAAAATTTTATTAAATTGTTTTGAGAACTTTGATACCGGAAACATTCCGTTCGAATTGAGTGGATATTCAGAAGAAGATTACAGAGATTTAGCATCGGCATTTGATGAGTTCCAGCCTAAAGAAAAAACAAAGGATCCAGAAGAGATCCCAGAGGTACAACAAAAAGAATCAAAATTCAAATGTTGTGATTTTGAAAAATGTTGCCCTTGTTATGGGCAGAAAGGATGCTCAAGGGCTTAATTATGGAGAGAAGAGTTTTGGAAAATACCAGTAAAGAAAATATCAAAAGAGATTTTCAAAATTATCGTACTTATGTTTGCAAAGTTAGAAGTAAAAGAGATCAGTTAACTGCAATAAAAACAAAACTTCAAGGATTGCAAAGTGCGAAAATTACTGATATGCCCAAAAACACTATTCCTAGAAATGATAAAAATTTATTCCTACTACAAGAAAAAATGGATATAGAGGAATCTTTAAGAAAACTTCTGAAGAAAAAAGATAGCGAACGAAAAAGATTGAATAAAATTTTAAAAGACTTGGAAAGCGATGATACGGCTGGATTATTAACAAGAAAACCAGAAGTATTAACTGCCGAAGCAAGTGTTTTAAGACTTCGATATATGTGTGGTTTTTCGTGGGAAGAGGTAAATGAGGCTTTTTATTCTGAAGATAAAGATTTCGAAATAAACACAGATGTATATCTAAAAAGAATTTTCAGATATCACGGACAAGCTTTTATTGATTTACAAAAAATGCGTAAAGGAGGGAAATGATGGACATCGTAAAAATTGTAAATGGCCGAAAAATAGAATTTTGCCTTCCTGCAAGTCAATATGTGGCAGGTCTCATAGAAAAGGATATTCATGAAGAATACGATCTCGAAGTTGTTTTAATGGGTACTGGTGCGAGAATAAAGAAACATTCCAAAAAAAAATATGTAGATTACCACGATAAAGAACATATTTCATACATAAGAACACAAAGACCTCCTATAGAATTGGGAGGTCTTTATTGGGAAGCATCAAAAGATCTAGCAGTTTTTTATAAAAGCAACTCTGAAGAAGAAAATACACGTTTAAAAAAAGAAGGTGTTTTACAAATTCCTTATGACATCTTTAGACATTTAAGAGATGAAGATATTGTTGAAATCAATGGAACAGATGTAGGGAAAAACGGCAAAGATATAAGGCTTAAATTTAGAGGAACCAAAGAATATATTAAACAATTTGGGAAAATAGAACAATTACCAGAATCAATGCCGTTTTATATAGTTCCAAAAGATAAATTTAGTCGTAATTTTTTGGTAACTCCACCAGCAAAAATGACAAAAAAAAGGAATTTTCGTAAAGGTGGGGTATAGATATGGATCTCAATGAAGAAAAAAAATATTTGAATAAATTAGAGGTAGATCCTAAAAGGCAAAAAAAATATTTGAATAAATGTTTAAGAGTTTTAAAAGGGAAAAAATCTTATAAAATTAAAACTTTTATAGATTTAGCAAAAGCAATAAAAATTTCAATAAAAACATTCCGTTTTTATAACCTAAATAATGTGCCAGAAATAAAAGAAATACTACAATCCAACCGGCATGAAAAAAGTGTTAAAAATGCGAAACAAAAAAAGGAACCTAATCTCCCTCAAAAAAATGTAAAACCGGAAGAAAATCTCCCTCAAAAAAATGTGGAAGAAAAAAGAATACGCTCGTATGAAGAAATAAAAGCGAAACTATTTGGATATAAAGCTTTTAAAACAAAAAATTATAATAAACTCACCAAATCAGCTCAAATTTTAATCGACAGACAAATCGGAATATTGGAGTGGGTTCTTTTAATGGAAAAAAATATTGATAATGGAGGAAATAATGGTAGTGAAGATAATACAGGAATCTGAAACAAAGAATTTCTGGACATTCAAAGAATTGAAACTAGAAAATGATGCAAAACCTTATGATTTACCCAAAGAACAATTAGCAAAAGCTTTTATTAAATTAAAAATATGGCAAGAAGAACCTTGTGCCAGTGATTTTACATCAAAACTCTATTCCCTAATGGCAAAAGCAGATGCTGAAAATTTTAGAAAAATTTTTAATGGCTTTCCTGCAAGAGCAACAGCTTATAGTTTATGGTTTTGGAGTACCGATAAAAATCAATTGAATAAATACTTCGGAGGGAATAATGGATTTGAGTTATGACGAATTAAAACAGGCTTATGATGATTTAAGTAATAATTACGATATTTTACAGAGAAAATTTCACGATGCACTAATAACTGAAGATGCTCTTATGACTGTAAAAAACGAAATAATTGATAGTTTGCAAAATGCGAATGCTTTATTAGTTAAGCAATATGAACTTGTAGTAAAACAAAATCGAAATTTACAAGAAGAATTAAGAAAAAAAGATAGTGGCGAAAGCAAAATGTAATTGCTTACACCTTCGCATTAGTTTGGCGACCATGCGAAGTTTCGGAGGAATTTATGGAAGTTAGACGTTGGACCGAATCAGCCATCAACTGCTGGAAAAGAGGTGCAGTATGTGAAGGTTGTATTTATAACAACTTTTTTGCAAGCCAAAAGACATGCAAAATGAAATCAACCATCATATTGCTTGTAAAGAAGTTTGGGCCACCCCCTGACGAAAAAGAAAAAACTTTTATAATGGAGGATAAAATGCTTACAACTTGTGATTTAAAAAGAGTTATGGAAAAAGCTTCAGAAGGATTAACTTTAGATCTTAAGTTAACCAAAGATTGGAAATTCGAAAGAGAAAATTGGCTTGGAGGGATCCGTTATTTGTTTATATTACCAAATGGATATGAAGTATCTGTTATAAAGAATTTTGGAAGTTATGGTGCAAGGTATGACAAATGGGAACTTTGTGTCATGAAAAATTCTGAAATTGTAAAAACTTTCTTAACTCCCAAAGAAGTTAAAGGCTGGTTAACAGATGCTGAAGTTGAAGAAATATTAGAAAAAATAAGCAAAATACAGGAAGAATTATGTCAGTAGAACAATTAAAAAGAGTTGAGAGAGTAAACACATATGCAGCCGTTTATAAAATGGTTGCACCCATAGAATATGGTAAATTTGCAATTCTTGATGATAAAGAAAGAGAAGATTGTTTAAAATCTGCGGAAGGATTAATAATGAAAATAAATGCTGAAATGGAACTAATATCAAGAAACTAACCGAATCAATGTTCCAAATGTTCCATAACAGAGAAAGGAGGCGCCTATGCTGAAGGTTGATATATAGGCTGGTTGCATATATATCGTAAAAGGAAAGCCTTCATTAAAAAACTCTCCCTAAAAACTTAATAACATGTCAAAAGGCTCTGAATTTCCACCCGGTTATTATTTGGTAAGGTTTTACCCAGAGCCTTTTTTAATGCGAGGAAAAAAAGGTGCAAAATGAGGAAAAATTAAAAAATTATGTCTCTTGTGCTGCATTGGAACATTTGCAAAATTTTATAATTGAAGGCTTGAGGTTATCTCCTGAAGAAATGAAAAATTATAAAAATGCTATGCAGAAACATAAAAAGGTTAAAAAGGTTATTAAAGAACAAATTGTAAAAAGAAAAGAAACAAATAATTATTTTGGCGAATTTCGAGATTTAGAACGACAAATTTATAAAGAACTCGATATTGAACAAAAAGAAATGAAAAAATTTAAACATTTGTGCGTAATGGAAGAATTAACAAATACAGAAGCAAAAATAGTCGAATATTTAAAACAAGGTTATTCCTATAATGAATGTGCTAAAAAACTATTTGTTAGCATTACTACATTGAAAACACATGTGAATAATATTTTTCAGAAAAAAGGGGTTTCTTCTCTGCAAGAATTGTTAGTGCTAGAGCTAACAGGTCAGATCAAAGGTGTAAAAATTGCAGAAAAAACAAAAGAAACAACTTATAATAGCGCACTAAATCTATTAAGTAATTTGCTGTAAATAAAAGGAGGTCAAATGAGTAAAGGTACAAAATTAACAGATTTGAATGAATATTTATTCGATCAAATAAAAAGATTAAATGATACTAGTTTAACTAAAGAAGAGGTAAACACAGAAATTCAAAAAGCACAAGCTATCACAAATATTGCAGATACAATTATTAAAAATGGAGAATTAACTTTAAAAACTGCATTAATAATGCAAAAAATGGGTGGTGGAAAAACATCAGCAACACTCCCTGCAATGTTAACAACTAGTCAGAATGAAGCTGGAGGCACTGATGAAGAAGAAGTATAGCCAAGAAGTTTACGACTTTATTGCTGCCAATGTAAAAGGACTTTCAACTGAAGAACTAGTAAATTTAACCAATGAAAAATTTAATCTAGATTTTACCACGGCTAGGATGCACAGCTACAAAAGAAATCATAAATTAAAAAGTGGCATTAGGTATAATGGTTGGCGAAAAAGAAAAAAATTATTTCCAGAGGAAATTGATAAGTTTATAAGAGAAAATGCAACCGGCATGTATAACAAAGACTTAACAGAATTAGTCAATAAAACTTTTGGAACAAATTATACAAAAAATCAGATAGATTGCTATAAGACAAATCATCATATATCAAGTGGTTTAACCGGACATTTTGAAAAAGGACACATTCCCCAAAATAAAGGAAAAAAAATGTCTGAAGAACAATACAAAAAATGTGCTGCAACAATGTTTAAAAAAGGGAATATTCCACATAATTATAGGCCAATAGGCTCTGAAAGAATTGGAAAAGATGGATATATGCAAGTAAAAGTAGCAGATCCACATACTTGGAAACAAAAACACGTAATGATATATGAAGAGCATTATGGACCAATCCCAGAAGGTAATAAGGTTATATTCCTAGATCGAAATATTAGAAATTTTGATATAGAGAATCTGGCATGTGTAACAAGTGCAGAATTAGCACGACTAAATCAAAACCATAGAATAAGCACATTCCCAGAAGTAACCAAAGCAGGATTAACTCTTGAAAGATACAAAAGTGAAGTAAGAAAGAAAAGGAAAGAACATGGCCATTAAACATTTAAATAGGCTTAATTACAAATGGGAAGAGTTAAGTCGTAAAGAAAAAACAGATATTCTTACAGTAGCAATGTTGCGAAATATATGTATAATTGGCAATGGTTATAGAATTGGAATGCGTGAAATCAATGTGAATATTGGTAAACACAAAAACAATTTACGCATTGATGTTTTGGAAATAAATAAAAGAAAAAATGCTCTTGTTGGTTATGAAATAAAATCTTGTATTGAAGATTTTAGGGCTGATAAAAAATGGGAAAATTATTTAACTCTTATAAATCAATTATATTTTGTGTTCGATAGTGAAACATTTGAAAAACATAATGAAGAAATTCTTCAAAAAATTGGGAATAAAGCTGGAGTTTATACATATAGCCATAATTATAATTGGATTACTTTTGTTAAAGGTGGTCAATATTTTCAATTAGAACCAAAAGATGAAACTTTTTATAGAACAATTTTGTTTAATTATTTACTTAGAAAAGCGCAGTTAGAAATAAGGGGGAATAATGCAAGCAACTCAAGTAATAACAGAATTAGAACGGAAAATTCAACAAACCTGTGAAATGGTTAAAAACAAAACATGTCCACCAAGGTCACTACATCAAATTCCATATGATATAGCTGAAAAATTATTCAACTTAAAACTCGATAAAAGGCTCGATTATTTCGAAGAATTGCAAGAGTTTATGTCTGATGATTTATATTGGACCGTTCTTCGTGCTCTTTGGATTGATGACGGAATCTGTAACGAAAGATGGGAAAATTTACTATTTGCAGAACGCAAAAGACACCATAAATTAATGAAATCTTCAGATAGACAAGCCTTGAAGAAATTACCAAAGGAAATGATTGTATATAGAGCTTGCGACAAAAAAGAAGATGCGAAAAACTGCAATTGGACATTAGATCCAAATGTTGCAGTAAGATTTCATAAAAAAATGATAGCAACTAAAAAAATAAAAAAAACGGATATTTACGCATATTTTAATTCGAGAAGAGAACAAGAAGTAATTTTAAAAAAGGAGGCTTTAGATGGGAATACTTGGAAAAATTTATAAAATTATTATTGGAATAATTGCTGTATTAAGCTGCATTATAATTGTTCCATTGATGATTCCGTTTTGGATAATCTTCGAAGTCGGCTCAAGGATTGCTGAAAGAGAAATTGACAAAGCAGAAAAAGGAGAATTTGAAGATGGGCCAGAAGATTAAAGAGGAAAAAAGTAAAAGATTTGAAAATACATGCTGGTATGTTTCAAATAAAATAAAAAATCTAAAAAATTTAAATGAAATATATCGATATGTATTTTTTAAGGATAAAAAATACCATATAGCAGAAAATTGTGCAGAATTTATTTATATAGACCTAACTGTTGATGACATAGAAGAACACGGAGAGGTTTGGAAAGACTTAGTAAAGGTCCGAAACAATTATAATTTTATAAAAAGATTTAGATGCACCGGCGCAAAAGATAAAACCGGTGCATTGATTTTTGAAGGAGATATTGTTGAAACCAAAATTGGTACCCAAAAAGAAAAAGCCTGTGTAACTTATATTGATAGCCACACAGGTTGGAATAAAGGATGCACATCTGTAGGTTCTTATCAAAAACATACAGTAATAATTGGAGATATTATTCAAACCCCAGAACTAGATTGGAGAGCAAAAGAACATTTGGAAGAATTTGAAATAAAAAATTTCAGAAATAATTAAAAGGAAGGTCAAAATGATTAAAATATGGTTATACCAAGAAACTCTAGATCTGCAATTATTTAATTGCGAATGTACCCAAAAATATGTAGAAGATAAATACAGACTTATAGCTACAACAAATACAGATTTAAAAGATTGGTTCAAAAATTTTGAGTTAGATGGTCAGCTTTATGATACACGTGCAAAAACAAGCTACAAAGATACAAATCACGAAATAAAAAACATATTTGCTGAACCATATGAAATCAAATGTTTAAAAGAAATAAAAAGAAATCCGCAAATCGAGAATATGAATAATGCGATATGTCCTGTGTGTGGTTATGTTGATTACCATTGTTGGGAAAATCAATGCCCAGATGAAAATTATGAATGTCCTAGATGTAAATCGAGTTTGTTATTGGAGCATAAGTATGAAAAAGATTATGACGATTGTTTGACAATGTTTCAAAGGACAACATTTAAAAAAATACATTATCCTCAACGAATACAAGCGATCACAGGAGAATAAATAATGAAAAATAGGTTAAAGTTTAGAATTTTCTGTAAATCAGAAAATAAAATGATGCTATTTAATGATCCTACATTAATTGATGGCGAAACAGGAAAAGGTGGATTATTATTCAAGAATTACGATCATAAAATAACAAATGTGCATGAAGTTAAAGCTGATGATTTAGTAATAATGCAAAGCACAGGATTGCAAGATATTAACAAAAAAATAATTTTTGAGGGTGATATCGTAAGATCCAAAGAATATCCTTTTTGGTGTGAAGATAAATACAATTATTCTGCCGAAATTTGCTGGGCTAAAGAAAGTGCTCAGTTCTTTTATTATGTTTTTAGAAATAAAGATGCAGATGTAGTAGGAAGATCAACAGGTAATACCGGAACTTTAGAAGATTATGATAATTGGGAAGTAATTGGCAATAAATACGAAAACCCAGAATTATTAGAGGAGGATGAATGACAGAAAGAATACAGCAGGACCGCTATAAATTCAGAGTATGGCATAAAAAAAGGAAAAAGATGTATAAAGTTTTGCATTTGCATGTTGGAACTTATGAAAATGGTGGAGATTGGGCAACCGCTGAAGGCTTTAATATAATTACTCAACAAAATATGCACATTCAAGTAGAACCCAAAGACTGTATTTTGATGCAATGCTTGGGATTGAAAGACAAAAAGAACAACCTTTTATATGAAGGAGATATTGTTAGAGCTTATTTTGAAAGAGAATCTGGCGATATTGATTACGATTTAATGACTGTTGTACATGTTCCTGAATGGTGTGCATTTGTGCTAAAAGGTTGCAAAACAGGAAGTTATGAAGATTTTATTTTTACTGAATACGATCCAAAAGAATATGAAATTGTCGGCAACATATACGAAAACCCAGAATTATTGGAGAAAACAAATGAAAGATAGATTTAAAACAAGAATTTTTGATAAGACAACAAACACAATGCACTATAACGATTTTGTAATTACTTCAACCGGATATGTTGCAAAACTTGAAAGAGTAAATCTTGCAGAAGCATACAACAAAAGTCCAGAATTATGGAATAGTGAAAACGATACTCTTTTTATAAATCAAGAAGATTTTGATTTTGACGAAAAAATGATAGTTATGCAATGCACAGGCTTAAAAGACAAAAACAACAAGTGGATCTATGAGGGAGATATAGTTAAAGATATAAATATTCCGAGTTATTTCTGTATTGTTGAATGGATTAAAGGTGGTTTTTATTTAAAATCAACTGTCAGCAATTCATTCTTGCTATTTGATACAACTCAACAAGAAGTAATCGGCAACATATACGAAAACCCAGAATTATTGGAGAAATATTATGAAAATTGATGAAATACAGGAAGTAAACAGGGTTTTTACTATTAGGCTAATTGATGAAATGAACGATTATGAAGATGTAGATGTTCAAATGTCAACAGAACATCTGGATCCTAGAAGCAAATTTTTCACGCATTGTGAAGTTAAATTCAATCAAAATCGAAATAGAACAATAGATAACCACATAAAATATCTTGAAACTATTTGCAAAGGATTAAAGGAATTAAAAGAAAAATTGGAGAAACCGGCATGAAAACAATGAATGAAATTATTAATGTAGTAATTAAAACAGCGCAAGATAAATTATTATTGCAGCAAGAGTTAGAAAATTTAAAAAAATCTCCCATGGCATTACCAACAGTAGAACCTGTTAAAGATGTTGCAGTTGCTGAATTACAAACAAGAGTTGCTTCCCTTCAAGCAGATATTAAAAGAGAGAAGGAAATACAAGAACTTGAACTCAGAATTGCATATAACGATGCAAAAATGGATGTATTAAAGTGGATAGTTGGAGAACCTATACATGGGGAAAATACGTGTATTCCGAAATCGGAGAAATTATAAAAAAGAAGATTGGCGAATAGAAGCCTATTGTAAAAAAGAATGTGCATATTGCTTGATCAAAAAAGACAATGGTCAGGCTTTTTGCTATGGACAATTCAGAAGAATAAAAGACGAGGCACTATTCCGTGGGAATGGTGCCGAGTGTACAAAGGTAGTAAAAATATGTTTTAGTAACGAATTTAAATTAATAGAGAGGTAATAATGAAAGGTCTAGGTATTTTTATTTTAGCAATTGGAATTGTATATGCGATCCGTTTGTGGGGTTATTTCAGCAAGGAGAGAAAAAATGAAGAACAAAAATAAATACAGAGTGTATTTCAAAGGTTCTGCATACGCAGATGCAAGATATGAAGATTTAGGAAGAACCGATGCTTTTTATTTACTTGAAGCTGATGGACAGATTGCAAGAAATGTTATTTATAAATGTCAAGAAAAAGGAAGAGAAGGCTCTTCGTGTAATATGCTTTTTACACCGGATAATAATTTGTACGACATTCAGTTTTGCACAGGTTTGAAAGATAAAAAGAATAAGTTGATTTACGAAGGGGATATTGTAAAAGGAATAGATCATTTAAATAGAGAAAGACTTTGCTATATTCACTATTCAGAAACGTATTGTTCTTATTTTATTTGTGGTGACTGCTGGAGTGATGAATATCTATTTAATTTAAAAGAAATTGAAATAATAGGAAATATTTATGAAAATCCAGAATTATTGGGAGAAGAATATCTTCAGGAGTTAAAAAATGAGCAAAAAAGATAGAATTTTAGATCTCCCTATAAAAAAGGTATGGTTTGATAAAATAAAAACCGGAGAAAAAACACACGAATACAGAAAAGCTACTCCTCATTGGTGTAACAATATTGGTATAAATATCCATTGTTTGCAAGTAGTGGATAAATTAAGAAAAGTAGATATTGTTAGGTTTAGAGCAGGACAAACTGTAAAATCAACAGATAAAGACAAAGTAATGTATTTTGAAATCAAAAGCATTGAAACTATTAATGGAAAAAATACGGATTTAGCAATAGACTGTAATGTTTTTGATATTGAGTTAGGAAGGAGAGTGTATATAAAATGACAAATGCAATAATTTGTGATTTAGACGGCTGTTTATTTGATACAGCTTGGATATTTGATGATGCAGAAAAATTAGGCTTTACAGGAGAACAAAAATGGGCATATTTTCATCAAAATGTAAATAATGAAAAATCTCGCACGTGCGAAAAATTAAAAAACATACTCTTAAATGTTGTTTCAAAAGATACTGTAATTGTTTTTATGACTGCAAGAAGTGAAGAAATACAATATGAAACAGAAACTCGGCTTGCGCAAGAATTACCAGAATTGACAAATAATTCTCTTTTATTAATGCGACAATATGGGAATTATCTTCCATCTGAAGTTGTTAAAGAAATGCTTTTGAGAAAAGTATTAGAAGATTATCATTTTAATGTTGTACTTGCAATAGATGATGATGATATGAATCTTTCAATGTTTGCGCACAATGGAATACCTACTTTAAAATGGGCAATTACGAGTGAAACTGAAGGAGAAAAAGATGTTTGTATTCATAAATGATAATTTTATTGATATTAATGAAATTGCAGCAGTAACCGAACCCAGAAGAGAAACAATAATGGCTTTTGGGTTTTCTTATGCTTTTTGTGTAATTTTAAAAAGTGGTAATGAAATAGAAATAAGCAATGAAGATGAAAAAAAGGCTACGGAAGAATACGATAAACTGATAAAATATATCGAGATTTATAGAGGTACAAATTATAGTGAGGTTCAACCGGCATGAAAACTTTAGAACACCAAATAACAATAACTGAAGCAATTAACAGTTTAGAGGCTCAACAAATGTCGGATCAAGAACTTATTTTATATGAAAAAGCTATAAAAGAAGTCAAAAAGAAAAGAGGAATCGGTGGCAGGTATGGTGGAGAGGAACATTATAAATCTGGAAGAGATGATTATATGACACCACCAGATATTTATGGATCTCTACTAGAATTATTTAACAGGAATAAATTCGATATAGATGTTTGTTGTACCAAAGAAAATATACCGGCAAATATACATTACACAAAAAACGAAAACGGACTGCTTCAGAAATGGAGCGGTCTTTGTTTTTGTAATCCACCTTGGGATAAAACTCCTAAATGGGTTGCAAAAGGTTTTGAAGAATCAACTAATCCAGGCACGCACATATGTTTTGTTATTCCATCAAACAGGTTTGAAACAGGATACATGCAAGATTACATAATAAATAATCCAAATGCTTTATGGTTAATTCTTCCACAAAAAAGAGGTTTTATTATCCCTGGCCAAGAAGATAAAAAACCTATCCCTTCCGTTGGTGTTGCAATCGCAATAATGTCACCAGAAGCTAAAAAACTTCAAAAAGAAATAAATAATAAAAATTTATTCAAGGCAACAGCTTTTATTGGGAATAGTTAAAGGAGAAAATATGGGAAAAGAACAATTACTTGCAAATTCATTAGAATGCGTAGGACATAGAATTACAAGAGCATTAAAAGAAGGAAAAACAGACATTCTAACATATCTACTCGAAGATATTACAAAAACATTAAATGAATTTTATGAAGGACAATATACATATTTTGATAGGTAACCTTTGACCTCCTCCAAAGAACCCTCGCTCTCCTGTTTAGGAGAGTGGGGGCTTTATTTTTTTTAATATTATCTTGAAAAGTGTTGACAAAAATCAAGATATGATTTATAATTAAATTATGGAAAAACAATTTATTGCAAAATATACAGCAGAAGCAGAAAACGAATTAAAAAGCCTTGATAAACAAAATTTAAAAAGAGCTTTGCGCACAGTTGCAACTTTTGAACAAGTTGGAAAGGATGGTGTAAACAGCAGACCTCTTAATAAAGAAGGTTTATTCGAATTAAAAAGTGACAAAGTTCGCATCTACTTCATGTATCACGAAAATAGTATCGTAATTATTGGACTTGTAACATTAAAGAAAACTCAAAAAGCACCAGAAAGATACAAAGAAATTGCAATGACCAGAATTGAAAAATACAAAAGGAGTAACGCCAATGGATAATTTAAAAACAAATGACGATCTCATCAAAGAATTATTAACACCAGAAGAACAAACTGAACTATACAATGAAGTGGACCAGGAAGTTAAGAAAATCCATGGTGGTTTTCGTGAAGGTTCCGGAAGAAAAAAGAAAAACCCAGACAATGTTCTTCAGTTCCAAATGCGAGTGTCAAAAAAAGAAAAAAGTTTCTTGCAATATGCAAGATCTCACAACATTGACTATGATGAGCTAATGGAAGGATAAATAAATTATTATAAAAAGATAGATTCCCTCACCTTATTTGGTGGGGGAATTTTTTTTGTCAATTTTTGCTAAAAAGTATTGGAAAAAATTTTTTCTTAAAAATATTTATTTTAGCTGCTTATAAGTTTTTTTGCGTGAGAGTTAATGAGAGTAAAAAAAATAATTTTTAATAAAATAAGAGTATTTAAGAGTTATTGGTAGTGAAAAAGACCTTAAACCTAGTGTATTGTTAAAATGAAGAAAAAATGATTCGGTTAGTTGCTGCATTAATGCAGCTTTTTTATTGTCGGAGGTGCAATGACTTATTTTAACAAAATAAAAATTGATACTTCAGACGTGCAAAAAAAATTTGAGAGATTATCCAGAGTATTAGGCGATCCTTCAGGAGTTTTTACTAGGACTATTGGAGATATGCAAAGACGTGCTCCAGGTAAAGTTGCTGATGCTGTTAGAGAAGTTTTCAGTATCAAAAAATCTGATGTGATGCCTACAAAGAAAAAAACTGATTTAAAAAAGGCTGGTTCAATAAAAATAAAAGGTCAAACGATTGCAGAATTGACACTTCATTATGAGGGCCGTGTTTTAACACCTTTGCACTTTGGAGTAACTCCAAAAACAATGCCTAAAAAAGGTAAAAAATATTCAGTAAAACTGAAAGTAAAAAAACAACAAAAAACAGTTAAATCTCCTACTAAAGACGGAAAAGTTCCTTTTGTGGCTCCTGCTCGTAAGGGTAGTAGCAGGATTATTCCGTGGTTAAGAGATACTGATGGAGTAATTAACCCTATGAGAACATTGTCTTTGCCTCAAATGGTAGACAATGAAACAGCTAGAGAAATAATGAATACTAGCTTGGGAGAACTTTTGCATGATAGATTTAACCATAATTTGAAAAGGTATATCGGCGAAGCAACAAAGAATTAACTCCAATTAAATAATATCGGTGGTCACTTTTGTAATCACCGGTATTCACAATTAAATATTTTGAGTAGATAGTGGCGAAAGCAACTTGTGAATTGCTTACATCTTCGCATTAGTTTGGCGACCATGCAAAGATGTTACTTTTAGTCATATTAAAAGCACCGCCTTAACCAGTGTATCACAGCACTAGGAAAAGGAAAATTAATATGACTAAAGACGTTATCACTGTCAATGAGCTTTTTAGTGGAATAGGGGCTCAAAAAAAGGCACTGCAAAGAATCGGTATTAAGCATGAAATTGTAGGTATTTCAGAAATCGATAAATATGCCATTACTAGTTATGAGGCTATATACGGAAAAACTTTCAACTATGGCGATATTAAAACTATTGAACGGCTTAATTATGCAGATTTGTGGACTTATTCATTCCCTTGTACCGATATTTCAGTTGCTGGTAGACAGGAAGGTATTAACGAAAACACTCGTTCAGGACTGTTGTATCAAGTTCAAAGATTACTTGAAATAGCAAAAGCTGATGGCACTCTTCCAAAGTATTTATTATTGGAGAATGTGAAAAATTTAGTTGGTAAAAAATTCAAGCCTCAATTTTTAGAATGGCTGGAATACCTTGATACATTAGGATACAATACATATTGGCAGGTATTAAATGCCAAACATTATGGAATACCTCAAAATAGAGAAAGAGTATATGGGGTAAGTATCCGAAAAGATGTAGATCGTGGAACTTTTAAATTCCCAGAAAAAGAAAATTTAAACAAAAGACTCATCGATATTTTAGAAGAAAAAGTTGATGAGTCTTTTTATTTGAAGCAAAAAACTTTAGAGTATTTTATAAATAATTCTCTTAAAAACCAAGAAAAGGGTAATGGTTTTAGGTTTAAACCTCATAATTCAGAACAAGCTGAAATTGCTTTTTCAGTAACAACAAAAGCTGGATCCAGAATGGATGATAATTATTTAATAGTTGCAAGCCGAGGCAGAAACCCACAAAACCCTTCTGATAGAACAAAGGGCTCTTTTTTTGAACAAAGATTAGAGCCAAATTTGCAAGGAATATCTAATACTTTGACAACAGTTCAAAAAGATAATCTTTTACTTGAAAAGAAAATTGTACAAGTTGGAAATCTTAAAAATACGGAGAGATTTGGTGGAAATCCTACAGAGGGAAGAGTTTATTCACAAGAAGGAATTGCACCAACGATATGCGCACGTTCAAATACACCTAAAATTATACAAGCAGGTAATATTGTAAATACAGGGAATTGGAATAATCCACAAAGAGGGCGCATATATTCAACTGAAGGAATAAGTCCAACTATTAATACTATGCAAGGTGGAGGACTTGAACCAAAGATTATAATAGGCAGTACTCAAAAGAATGCTGCAATAAACAATGAGGGTATATGTCCGACACTAACAAGTGCAATGGGATGTGGTGGTGGTCATATACCGATGCATAATTATAATTTGAGAATCAGAAAATTAACACCATTAGAGTGTTGGAGATTAATGGGATTTGATGATGCTGACTTTTATAAGGCACAAAATGCTGGAGTAAGTAAAACACAATTATATAAACAAGCTGGAAATTCTATTGTTGTTGATGTTCTTGAAAAAATCTTCAGCAATATGTTTCTTGAGTAAGTAAACAAAAAAATAAAGCCGTGACATTATGTCACGGTTTTATTTCATAACAAAGTTATTTGAGTAGATAGTGGCGAAAGCAACATGTGAATTGCTTACACCTTCGCATTAGTTTGGCGACCATGCGAAGATGTTACTTTTAGACATTTAAAAGCACCGCCTTAACCAGTGTATCACAGCACTGAGGAAAAGGAAGTAGTACTATGTCTAAAAAACAAGCAAATGAAGTATGCGAAAGAGCAAAAATCAATCAAGTAAATGTATTTTGTGCATTTGACGAAATTGTTGAAACTGCAAATCTAAAAGAAAACCCTAAAAACCCAAATACCCACCCAGAAGAACAAATTAGATTATTAGCCGATATTATTTCTAAAACAGGATGGAGGGCGCCAATAACTGTTTCAAGACGTTCCGGTTATATTGTTAAAGGACATGGGAGATTAAAAGCAGCAATATTGGCAGGGTTTGAATCTGTTCCAGTCGAATATCAAAATTTTTCAAGTGATGATGAAGAAAATGCAGCTCTATTGGCTGATAACAGGATTGCAGAATTATCGGAAATTGATTCAAAATTATTAGCGCAAATGTTTGATAGTTTTAATTTTGAGGATTATGGAGAATTGACCGGCTATACTCAAGATGAATACAACGAATTAATAAGTGTTATTGAAGAAACACAAGAAGTTGCAGATTTAGACACTATAGTTCTACCGGCAGAAAAAGGTAAGGCATTCACTAAAGCTGGAGATTTATGGTTATTAGGTAGGCACAGATTAGTCTGTGGAGATAGCCGTGACATAGATGTTTATAAAAAATTGATGGAAGATGAAATAGCTGATATGGTTATTACTGATCCACCATACAATGTTGATTACGAAGGTGGAACAGGATTAAAAATCGCTAATGACAATTTAAGTGATAGTGAATTTTATAAATTTCTTCTTGATTGCTTTAAGCCAATGAGTGAATTTTTAAAACCTGGTGGCGCATTGTATTGTTGGCACGCAGATAGTGAAAGAATAAACTTTCAACGTGCGTTAGAATTCGCTGGGATATTGATAAAGCAAAATCTAATCTGGGTAAAGAATTCATTTGTTATGGGTAGGCAAGACTACCAATGGAAACACGAATCTTGTTTGTATGGTTGGAAAGAAGGTGCAGCGCATTATTTTACAGAGAAGAGAAACATTCCAACAGTTAACGAATTAAAATCTATTGAATACGATAAGCTTAAGAAAGAAGAATTAATAGAACTTATCAAAAGAATTGCTGGTGCAACATCAACAATATTAAACTTCAATAGACCTACAAAGAGTACGCTTCACCCTACTATGAAGCCTGTTGATTTGTTTATTGATGGAATAGAAAATTCTTCAAGACCTGGCCAGATAGTCCTCGACTCATTTGGAGGATCTGGCACAACAATCATATCTTGCGAGAAGCTAGGAAGAAGAGCGAGAGTTATTGAATTAAGTCCTGAATATTGTGATGCAATAGTCAGAAGATACATGACTGTATTTGATAACACATTAATTAAATGTTTTAGAGAGGGTAACGAAATCAAGTCTCCTCTAAAAGCTATTGATGAGTAAAATTATTGATAGCTAGACGGCTCATTAAGGCTTGTAAAATTTCTTTGATGTATTGCAAAGTACAAAGAGGTCAAAAAACTCAATACAAGCCTTTCTGGTTCGTTATCGTGAAGAAAAAATAGCGAGTAGGTACTGTCAGAGAAAAAAATACTCTGTGGTGCTGGCGAGCCCAAAAGATATCTATTTTTTGAAAAAATTTTTTGAGTCGTTTCGTTTCGTTAGCAGAAAAAAATGTAAGGAAAATTATGGATGTAAGTAAACTAAAAACAACAGAATTTTTAGCTAATTACTTCGGAATAAGTGCAAGAAGAGTACAGCAGTTAGCACAGGATAATATAATTCCTAGTGTTAAAGAAAAGGGAACTTATTATTTTGATCCTCCGATTGCAATAAAGAAATATATAACTTTTTTACAAGATGCTCTTAATAAGAAAAATAAGAATACAGAAGAGCATGAAACAAAAAAGTTAGATGCTGAAATTCGATTAAAAGAAGCAAAAGCTACTGTTGCAGAAATAGAATTAAGTGAATTAAAAGGAAAAATGCACAGATCTGAAGATGTGCAAGCACTAATTGAAGATTTAGCTGCAACAATTAAAGGGATGATTGCTGGTTTACCAGGTCGTCTAGCAATGGATGTCGTTAATCTGAAAACTGCTGCCGAAGTTTCTGATGCTATTGAAAAAGCTTGCTTTGAAATACTAGATCAACTAGCAGAATATGAATACGATCCAGACTATTTCAAAGAAAAAGTTCAAGAACGTGGAGGATTAGCAAGTGACGACATTGATTCTGATTAGATGACAGATTTCTGTAAAACACCTGCCCAAATAGCAAAAGATTTAAACAAAACAATTAAACCTGCGCTAGCTTATTTTAAGCCACCAGAAAATTTGTTAGTTGATCAATGGGCAGATGAATATAGGGTTTTGAGTCCAGAAACATCGGCAGAAGCTGGACCATGGCGCACCGAACGCACACCTTATTTAAGAGAACCGATGAGAGCATTTAATGATCCTAAAGTTCATAGAATAACTATGGTTGCTGGTTCGCAGGTCGGAAAAACCGAATTAGAACTCAATATTATGGGTTATGTTATGGACCAGATACCAGGAACAATTATGTATGTTCACCCAAACCTTGGAGTTGCTAAAAAATTTTCAAGGGAACGTATTAAACCTATGTTGCGTGATTGCAAAAAGTTAAATAAAAAGGTTCATAACACAAAAGCAAAAGAGGGTAGTAATACAATATTGCAAAAAACATATCCTGGTGGAATATTAACAATTTGTGGTTCTGAAACTGCTTCTGATTTGTGTTCAACTCCAGCAAGAATTGCGTTGGGCGATGAAAGAGATCGTTGGCCCAAATCTGCTGGTGATGAAGGTGATCCTTGGGAACTTTTGCTATCAAGACAAATAACCTTTTATAATCATAAAGCAGTTGAAGTATCTACACCTACTATAAAAGGAGAAAGTGCAATTGAGGCTTCTTTTATGGAAGGAACACAGGAACGTTGGTATCATCAATGTCCACATTGTGGAGAATATGTGAATATCACTTTTAATCATATTAAATTTGATTTCACAAGCAAGATAGTAAATAAAAAAGAAATTTATAATATTCATTTTATTGCTTTTGCTTGCCCTCATTGTGGTGTGATGTCCTCTGAAGATGAAATGAGAAAACAACCAGCTAAATGGATTGCAGAAAATCCTGATGCATACGAAAAAGGTCATCGTTCTTTTTGGTTGAATGCATTTTCAAGTCCTTGGCTTACTTGGAGAAAAATAATCGAGAGATTTTTATCTTCAAGAAAAGATCCTGCAAAATTAAAAGTTGTTTATAACACTCTTTTTGGAGAATTGTGGGAGGACAGAGGAGATATGGCTGATGAAGATGAAATGCTTAAACGCAGAGAAGAGTACGATTCTGAATTTTTGCCAGATGGTGTTCTTGCCTTAACTTGTGGAGTCGATACACAAGACGATCGTCTAGAATATGAAATTGTAGGCTTTGGTTTATATGGCGAAACTTGGGGTATTAAAAAAGGTTATATAATGGGTCGACCTGATACACCAGAAGTATGGAAAAGGTTAGACGATGCAATTAACCATGTTTATTATCGCAAAAACGGCAAAGGCTTAAAAGTTACAATAACTTGTGTTGACTCTGGTGGTCACTTCACGCATGAAGTTTATGAACAATGCAGATTAAGACAAAATCAGCGAGTATTTCCAATAAAAGGTAAAGGTGGAGAAAATATTCCGTTCGTAGGAAAACCGAACAAAGTTTTTATTAAAGGAAATAAAAAGAAATTTGTTTGGCTTTATTCTATTGGGGTTGATGCTGGCAAAACAATTATTATGGATAATCTTCGTGTCCAAGAACCTGGTGCGAAATTTTGCCACTTCCCTTCAAATGAAGAACGAAACTATGACCTTAATTATTTCAATGGATTGCTTTCAGAAAAGCTTTCATTGATTAAAACAAAAAGTGGAAAACGCTGGGCTTGGGAAAAATTGCCAGGGCATAGATCTAATGAAGCATTAGACTGTCGAAATTATGCTCTTGCTGCTTTTAGAATCTGGGATCCAGATTTAGAAGCAATGAGAGAATATTTGCTCGAACCAATAAATAAAAAGCCAAAGGTTGTTCATAAAAAAGCCACAAGACGTGTTACTAAAAGTAGATTATTAGATGGCGGAGATTGGTAATGATAAACAAAGAATCAATTATAAAAAAAATAGAAGCCAAAAAAGTAAGACTAGCGGCTTATCAAGAACGTGAACTTGTAATGTTATCTCCTCAAGGAGTGCAGTCATATGGTATTGGCTCACGAAATGTCGCAAGATACAATACTGACCTTAATACAATTCGTACAGCAATTAAAGAATTAGAAAGTGAAATAGAAGATCTTGAAAATTCTTTAAAAGGTAAACGACCTCGTACAGCATGGGGAATTATCCCTAGAGATATTTAACCGGAGAATCATATGAAAAAAAATAAAACATTAACAAAAATAATAAATAAAGGATATTCTCAAACAGGTGCCAGTACAACGAAAAGAGCATTAAAAGGCTTTATTGCACAAAGTGGTTCCCCAAATGAGGATATTAATTATAATAACTATACCTTACGACAACGATCTAGAATATTAATGGCATCCGGAGGGATTGCTTTATCTGCAATTAATACAAATAGAACTAATGTCGTGGGAATAGGATTATATCCTAAAAGCAGAATAGATCATGAATATTTAGGCATGAGCCTTGAAGAAGCTAAAGCTTGGCAAAAAAATGCCGAAAGAGAGTTTTCTCTGTGGGCCAATAAAAAAAGAACTTGTGATGCAATAGGAGTAAATGATTTTTATTCAATGCAACAGTTAGTTTTTACAAGTAAGTTAGCTTCTGGGGATTGTTTTGGTTTAGTCAAAAGATATGAACCAACTAAAATGATGCCATATAGCTTAAGGATACATGTTATTGAAGCAGACAGAGTTTGTACCCCTGGAAAAAGTGGAACCGGAGGTAGGACTGACGGCCGTTTCAATGGAAACAGAGTGTATGATGGTGTTGAAGTTCTTGAAAACGGACTGATTGAAGCATACCATATAAGATCAACATATCCAGGAGATTTAAATGCTGGAACTGCAAAATGGACAAGGGTGCCTGCATACGGAAAAGAAACAGGTTTGCCGAACGTTCTTCATGTTATGAATTCTGAACGACCAGATCAATATAGAGGAGTTCCATTTTTAGCACCAGTAGTAGAGGCTGTCAATAATATCAGACGATATACTGAAGCCGAAATAATGGCTGCAATTATAGAAAGTTTTTATACGGCATTTATAACAACAGAAAGTGATGCAACAGACATTCCAATAGGCGAAGCTATACCGAATGATGAAATGTCTATTTCTGAAGATGATGTCGAATATGAAATGGGACCAGCCACTACAATAAAACTGAAACCAGGAGAAGGTGTTACTTTTGGAGATCCAAAAAGACCTACCGGAGGTTTTACAACTTTTGTGAAAGCTGTTGCTACACACATTGGTGCAGCACTCGAAATTCCTTCAGATTTATTGGAAAAATCTTTTAATGCAAGTTATTCAGCATCAAGAGCTGCTCTTCTTGAAGCCTGGAAAACTTTCAGAATGAGAAGAAAATGGTTTGTTTCAGATTTCTGTGATCCAATTTATGAATTATGGATGTATGAGGCTGTTGCACGTGGCAGATTAATTGCTCCAGGTTTTTTTGATGATCCATTGATAAGAGCTGCTTATTTGAATTGTATATGGATTGGTCCATCACAGGGTATGTTAGATCCAACTAAAGAAATTGCTGCTGAAATTATGGCTTGTGAAAATGGCTTAAGCACATATTCAGATTCGGCAACTCGTTTAAATGGATCAGATTGGGATGCAAATATGAGTAGGCTTTCTGTTGAGAATCAAAAACTTGCAGAAGTAAAAGTTGAATCATCAACTGTACAAGAACTTATAAATGAAGCAATAAAAGAAGGAATAAAATCGGAGGATAGTAATGGCACAAGCACTGAGTCAAACACCAAGTAAAAAAATAAACAAATTTTGGAATCTTGCAAATTTCGATGGAGTAAATGCCGAAATAACCATGTATGGAGAAATTTGCGATAAGCAACCTGTTGATTGGTGGACAGGAGAAGCTGAACCAGGGGAGTATATTACACCAGAAGGCTTCCTTGAAGATTTAAAAGTTATTAAAAATGCACAAAATGTAAATATTAAATTAAATTCTTGTGGTGGAGATTTATACACCGGAATTGCAATTCACAATGCACTTAAGAGTTTAAATAAAAATATTACAGTAGAAGTTGAGGGCATAGCTGCTAGTGCGGGGAGTATTATAATGTGTGCCGGAAATAAAGTCCGTGTCCATGTTGGATCAATGGTAATGATACATGGAGTTGCGGCAGAGCTAAGAGGGTTCTGGGGATTAGATGATTTAAAAAAACAAGTCAGATCTTTTGATACCAGCGAAACGGCAATTGCAGAAATCTATGCACAAAAAACAGGAATGGAAGTCGATAAACTTCGTTCAATGATGACAAAAGAAACTTGGATGACAGGAAGAGATGCTGTTGAAAAAGGTTTTGCAGATGAGCTTATAGAGGGAGAGCCTGTGCAAATCAATATGGTTAACAAAAGTGTTCTTCTGTCAAATGGTATTAAGTTAAATTTTGAAGGCCACAATATCCCTAATGACCTTATTCAAAATAAGACAGCTACAAACACAGGAGGAAAAAACAAAATGGAACAACAACAAGATCTTAAAAATTTCTTGGACAAATTGGGATCCGGAATTCAGGCAGCATTTTCAATGTTAACAAATTCTACAACCGTTGACACTGATGTGACTAGTGCTGAAGCAACAACTACACCAACAGGTAACGATGCACCTGCAAATACAGATGCACAAGCTGGACAGGCTCCAGAATCCGAAACAAATGTGGATGAAAAAATCAATGCAGCAGTATTGGCTGAAAGAAATCGTTGTAAAGAAATTGATGCTCTCCCAGCTAATGTAAGTCAAGAATTAAAGAATGCTGCAAAGTATGGAGAAAAACCATGTAATGCAAGTGACTTAGCTTTATTTGTATTAGCAAAAAGTAATGCACAAAATAGTGTTGCATTAAATTTATTGGAACAAGATGCTAAATTATCTAATTCTTCAGAAGTTCAAGGTGCATCAGCTCCAACTGACAATTTAACTGAAGATCAAAAAAAGATTAATGAAGCAAAACAATTTGCACAGCAAAGACAAGAAAGAAAGAAAAATAGAAAATAGGAGGAAAACATGAGCAAAGTTTTAAATGAAGTTGTTGGTACAGTAGAATACGATAACCTTTTTTATTCAAACAATGTTCCTGCAATTGCAAATGGTGTAATTGTTGCATCTGGTCAAGGCGAACTTAAAAGGGGTACGTTATTAGCAAAAACAGCAGACAATAAAATGATTGTTTTAGGTTCTGCTGAAGGAACTGCTGATTGTGTTCTTACTGATGATATTGATGCAACAGATGCAGATGTTGAAACTACAGCATATATTCAAGGAAACTTCAATATTAATGCGTTAATTGTTGCTGACGAATACACAATCACAGAAGCTGACAAAGATGCTTTAAGAACAAAAAATATCTTGTTAGGCAATACATTAGGTTAATCATTAAATAAGTAAATAGGAGGAATTATAAAATGGCATTTGATTATAACCATGTACCATCTTTTATTGCAGCAATAAAAGAGGAAAAACCATTCTCAACATTTTTAAAAGATAGATATTTCCCAGATGGCGAAAATTTTGCAACAGACGAAGTTCTTGTTGAATACAAAAAAGGAAATAAAAAGCTTGCTCCATTTGTAGCGCCAAGGGTTGGTGGTGTAACAATGAAACGTGATGGTTACACTGCAAAAACTTTTGCACCTGCATATATCGCACCAAAAAGACCGCTTACAATTGACGATTTGAAAAAGAAAAGAATGGGAGAAGCTTTATATTCTCAAATGACACCAGAAGATCGTGCATCTGAAATTATGTTAGATGATGAAAACGAGTTAGATGAAGCTATCGCAAGAACAGAAAATTGGATGGCAGCTCAACTATTGGTAAATGCATCAATTATTATGGAAGCAAAAACTGAAAACCCTGATATTAATGAAGAAAAAGAAATTTATTTCTATGAAGGCGATTCAAACGATTGGATTTATACAGTTGATACTGATTGGAGTGATCCGAATGCTGATATTCTTGGTGACATTGCAGCTATGTGTCGTTTCCAAGCAGCTTCAGGAGTTTCTTCAAAAGAATTACTTGTTGATGCAGTAGCAGGTAACGCAATTTTAAATAATACAAAAATCAAGGAACTTTTAGATAATCGTAATTACAATATTGGTTCTATTGATCCTGTATTACAAGAATATGGAGTAGCAAAATTAGCGACTTTAAATTGTCAAGGTTTCGTTATTGATGTTCTTCAGTATGCAGAAGAATATGAAAATGAACAAGGTCAAAGTGTTCCTTATTTGCCAAAAGGTCAAGTAACTCTTCTTGCTCCAGCTTGTGGAAAAACTTCATATGGTGCAGTTTCGCAGATCGAAAGTGATGACGAGTGGCATACATATGCTGAAAAAAGAGTTCCGTTAATTCTTACAGACAAAAAAAGTCAATCAAAAGAATTACGTTTGGCATCAGCACCATTACTAATGCCTAATAGACATCATGCTTGGATCACATCTAAAGTTGTTAAGTAAAATGGAATAAAGGAGAAATTATGAAGATACAAATTGTAAAAGGTGTTTATGGACACAAAGAAAATGGTATCACAACACCAAAATCTAAAAATAGCGAACCTTTTGAAGTTGCTGATGCAAAAGCAAAAGAATTAATTAAGCAAGGTATTGCTATTAAATATACAGGCTTAAAATCTGAAGCTGATGCTCCAATTCGTTATAGAGAAAGTTTGGCTCCAAAACAAAATACAAAACCAGCAAATGCAGATAATACTCCTGCACAAGCTGAAACAAATAACGAAACAGATGCACAACAAGAAGATGAAGAAAACACTGTTGAATACAGCATGAAAAATACAAAAGATGAACTTTTGAAAATTGCTGAAGATTTAGGTGTTGAAATTTCAGATCCGGATAATACCACAAAGCAACAAATCATTGATTTATTAGATGAAGCATTCGCAGGTGATGCTCCACAAATCGGTGACAATGAAGGAATTGTTGCGTAATGAATTTTCAAGAAATGCTTGAAAATGATATTGATAACGTATTCTTAAATATTGATGAATTAGGTACATTACACTCCATTGAAGGCAAGGAAATTCTTTGCATTTTTGATGATGAGGCATTAAGAGAGAGGCAAGCAGGTGCAGAACTTGGTGTATCTGAAAGTAGCATCTTAATTTTTGCTAAAACAAAAGACCTTCCTTGCCAAAAAGGAGTGAATCAGCATTTAAAAGTGGATCATCGAGAATACACGATTGATGCTTGGGATGAAAATATGGGAATGACACAAATAGCATTGTCAGGGGTTCGCTCTGCATAGGGGGAGATATGGCAACTACACTTAATAATTTGGAAATCATTGCAAATTGGTTAAAAGAAAAAGTCTGTTCCCAATTGACCTATAAAAAACCAAATGATGAGAATAATGACAATACTTATGAATATCAGCTTGTGAACCCAGATGTTCATATTGTCTATATTCCACCAAAAGATATAATTCCAGAAACAAGACATGTATCACCATCAATAGTTGTTCAATATGATAACAACAAAACATTTCCCAAAGAATCAAAAGGAATGATTAATATTAGACTAGGGTTTTCTATTTGGAACCCTGGACTTCATTCTTCTGGAGATTATGAAAGAAATGTTGATGGATATAAAGATGTAATGAATTTTGTTCAATATGTTGAAGATGCTTTAGTAAAAGAGGAATTAATCGGTCCAATAAGAATACGTTTAGAAGATGGGATAGAAAGTGGCCCATTAAAAGAACAAGGGGTTATAGCAGATTATTATCCCTATTGGTTTGCATATTTGACCTTTACCGGAGAATACTGCAAATCAACTGTCCACAAAAAATACGATCATTTATTATAGCCTGCAAAAATAAAGGAGGAAAAAATGGCATACAAACATGGTATGTATGCATACATAGGTAATTCTGCTGCAAAAAGTGTTACTTCAGCAGGAACT